TTCCGGCCTGAGATTTCTCGACGATATGTCGAACGCCGGCGTCGTGCCCATCGTGCTCAAGGATTTCAATGGGGCGACGGTCCTCACCTGCGGCGAAGCGTGGATTCGGAAGAACCCTGACTACGAGCTCGGAAAGGACATGAAGGAAGTCGAATGGACGTTCGACGCGGCAGATCTCGACGAATTTTTCGGCGGCAGCATTACGTAAGCGAATAAATTAACCCTAAGAAAACGGAGGTTTCGCATGGGTATTGAACCACAGCAAAAAATCATCGACGGAAACGGGGTCTACGTTCTTCCTCTTCTGGGAGAGACGGCGGCCCTTGTTTTTTATCAGATTCAAAAGTGCATTGCGCCGGCGATCGTACAGGCCATGGGCGCAATAAAAGGCGCGGCGGCCGGCACCGGCGAAGACAAGAAGCTCGACATTAAAAAGCTTCTCGGGTCGGATATCGACATCTCTTCCCTTTCCGATGCAATCGACTCGATTCATGAAAAAATGACGGCTGCGGAATGGCTCTCGTTCTTGAAGACCACGCTTTCCCGCACGACAGTAAACGACCGGGCCGTCGGCGACAAAGTGCATTTCGATGAGGTCTTTTCGGGAAAAATCTTGTTGCTTTACAAGGTATTATGGTTTACCTTGGAGGTGAACTTTGGGGATTTTTTCGAAGCGGTCGGCTTTGGCGTTACGAAGGAAAACGAACGGCCGAAGACGACCGGTGCGGAGAAAGAATAAAGGAGCTTTGCGGCTTTCTTGATGAAAGCCTGCTCGCCCGTCTGCCCGTGTGGAGGCTGATAACCGAAGGCGTGGCGACGAAAAAAGAGATCAACGAGGAGTGGTCGCTTGTGGACATCATGGAGGCGCTCGCGGTACTTGATTTTAAAAGCGAAGTCGAGCGGGCGATAAGCGAAATTACAATGCCGAAAGCGGAAACGAAATGAACATCCGGGAATTGATTACAAAATGCGGCTTTACCGTTGACGAGCGAGGCCTTGAAATCTATGACAAGGCCATCGGTCGAGTATACGACAAGGCCCAGGGCTTGAATCAAAACCTTACGCGCGCGGCCGATAATCTTATCGGTATCGGTCAAAAAATGTTGCTCTACATCTCCGCCCCGCTGGCCGCGCTCGCCACGGTTTCGGTCATGGCAAAAGTGAAACTCGAAGATCTGCAGAACGAGTGGGGCGTCATGCTCGGCAATCAGGAGAAGGGCATTGCGTTCACCAGGGAAATGATGGACCTGGAAGAGAAGGGGCCTTATGAATACGAACAAATCCACGCTTACGCAAAAGAAATGCACGCCATGGGCGTCGAGTCCGACAAGATCCTTCCCAGGGTAAAACTTTTTATGGACATCGCCGTCGGCAGCGGGCTTGATCTCGGGTTCCTCATGTCGACCATGCAAATGATCGATAATATCGGGTTCGCGACCGGCCGCCAGGTGAAGCGCCTTATTATGTCCGGAGCCCTCGATCGCGGGACGCTCGGAAAAATGCTTGGCGTCAATCTTTCCTCCGGAATCGGCATGAAACAAATGATGCGCATGGCGGACATGGGGAAAATCACGGCCTCGATAATCGAAAGCGTTTTTCAGAAAGAGGGCGGCGCCGGCGGTAGGTATTTCGGAGCCGCCGAGCAACGGACACATACGCTTAAAAAGGGTTTTGAAAATCTCTGGCACTCGATCTTTCTTTTCAGGGCCTCGCTCGGAGATATGATTGCAAAATCCGCGGGCCTCACAAAAATTCTCGAAAGGCTTACGAATTTTGTAGATAAATTGCGCGATCACATCGACAAACTTTCTCCCGGCTGGAAAAAATTCCTTGTCATAACCGGCGGTATCGCCTTCGCGATCGGCCCGGCGATCGTAGGCGTCGGCAAGCTACTTAAGCTTTTCTTGGGCCTCAATACGGCGCTCATGGTGATGAAGTTCTCGGGGTTTTTAAAAGAGGGTGTCGGCATTGCCGGCATGTTCGCCATGATCGGGAAGTCGATCGGCGGGGCCTTGCTCGCGGCCGCGCCATGGATTGCCGCGCTCATGGGAATTTACCTGCTTTTCCAGGATATTTTTCTCTATGCAAAGTATGGTGACAAGGCGACAACACTCACCGGCTCTGTCATGGGTTTCATTAAAAATCTTAATACCGATATCGACAACACAATTTTTAATATTGTCAAGTGGTTCATGAAAGCCTGGGAAGACGTTAAAAAATGGTGGGACACACTTTGGAGCGATCCATGGAAAGCCCTCCGCGAGTTGATTCCGGAATGGGTCACCGATCTAATAACGTCAACGACAATGAAGGGGGGGCCATACGTCCCATCACCAAACGCATTTTCTCCGGCGGACAGAACGGCGCAGTATAACATAAGCGTCAACGTCACCACTCCGACAGTTGCCGGAACATCCATAAAAGACATGGGGGTAATTAGTAAACACGCAGAAATGGTTTATAAAGAAACCTCTAAGCTGATATGCGATTCTCTGTATAATGCCCATAAAAACACCGTGCCGGCGGGAGCGCATTAATGCTTGATATTCTTTTAGGGCGCAAGCGCGAGGGTCCCTCGATAAGCGAGAGCGGCGGGACCGCCATCCTCGTAAAGCTCGATGCATCCCTATTTCAGTCGCACAAGTACAAGAATAAGGCGACGGCGTATCCGGTCGAAAGCGGAATGGACATAACCGACCATGTTCGGCAGGAGCCCGAGCAATTTGAAATCGAGGGCCTTGTCACCAATTCCCCGGTTTCGTTTTTTCCGCTGCTTACCGATTTTAAAACGATTGTCAATGGCGGGAAAGATCGGGTCATGACGGCCTACGAGGCGCTGCTTTTGATTTGCGGCCGCAAGATGGTAAAAATGCCGGAAATGAGCGGGAACCTTATAAACATCACCATTGAGACAAAGCCGAAAATCGTTGACATTCAAACAAACCTGAGAGTTTTCAACGACATGATAATCGAAGACCTGTCATTCGATTTCGACAACAAGACAGGCGATGCATTGCCGTTCAAGGCTTCGGCAAGGCGAATTCGGCGGGTAACGACGCGCCAGGCCACAATCAACTATACGAGCGGAACCGGGTCCGGATCGTATGGAACTCCCGACCAGGTCGCCGACGCGCCGAAGGGAAACCAGGAAGTAAAGCCGAAACAGATAGGAAGCACACTCGGGTATCTTTCTCGTGGAAAGTTTTCCGATGCGTGGGACCATACTTTTGATTTTGGTCAAGGCGTGGCACAATGAGCGATCCCGTTGTAATCCCCCTTTTCTCCGACGCCCGCTTCTCGCAGACCGTGGCCCTGGACGGCTCGAACTATGGGCTGGCCCTTGCGTGGAACAATCGCGGGCAGTTCTGGTCATTGAGCATATCGGACGGAAACGGAAATCTTTTAAAAAGCGGGATTCGCCTCAATATCGCTTATCCCGTGAAGCGCCAATATAACGACGCCGGGCTGCCAAGCGGAGATTTCTTTTTGATGGACCCGAGCGACACGACGTGGACGCAGGAGACCGGCCGTAACGATTTCGCTTCGGGCAGGAAACTTGAGCTCTGGTACGTGAACAAGCTCGGGGTCACCGGCGCTCAGGAAGGGGCGGCAACCGCTACGCCGCCTATTCCGATATCGCTCAATGTGGGACATTTCAGGGCGGCCGAGGTCGACGGTAAGTGGGTCGGGCAGCATTCGGACAACGGAATTGACGGTTGGACAACAATCATGACGATAGCCGGATAACATGGATAAATATTTTTTCAATCGCATTTACTCGCTTACCGTCGGATACCCGGAGCGTCGGAACGAGGCGCGGGAAATTACCGGCCTGCGCCTAACGTTCGACATTACAAAGTCCGAGATAGCTGGCGGCAACTCGTGCAAAATATTGATAAACAACCTTTCCGATGAAACGCGGGGTTGGATAAAAGAGGGGACCAATGAAACGGGGACCGGCGGTATGACGGTCATCCTGAAAGCCGGATACGAGGAAATGCATGGCCGCGAAAATCTCCCCATCCTTTTTCTGGGCGATATAACGACGGTATCGCATGACGTCACAAGGCCCGAGGTGGTGACCGATATCACGGCATACGAGGGTATGCTGAAAATAAAAAATGCCGCATTCTCAAACTCTTACCCTGCCGGCGCATACGTTTCCCAACTCATCAACGATTTAATACGCGCCCTGGGCGTTCCATTTTTCGCAGACCGCTTCTCGTTTTCGATGTTCGGCCGCGAGGAATATCGGCTTAATCGCGCATACGTTTTCAACGGTAATATTTCGGATTATCTCAACAAGCTTTGCAGCGGCTACGGACTGCGGTGGAGCATCCAGAACAACAAGGTGAAGATTTACAACAAGATAAATACGGACAACTCGGCCGGAACGGATGGCAAACCGGCAATCAGCCATAGCGTATTGATCGGCAGCCCGCGGCGACTTTCCAAGGGGATGACCGCGGCCGACGCCATGAATTTTCAGGGTTACGATTTCGATTGCCTGCTTCTGCCCGAAGCGGAGCCGGGAGGCGTCATTGAGTTGTCGTCGGAAAGCATTCCACATTCACCGGTAAAGCTCGGCATTGCCGAGGTCCATCACTCGGGCGATACCCATGGGGATGAGTGGAAAACAACTTTAAAATGTCGAAAGCTGGACAAATGAGCGGTTTTAACGAATCCAATGTCGGCGAAGCGGCGCGATCGCTTTTTATCGATCTGCTTTGCCGCGAGCTTCATACGGCAATGCCTGGGTACGTGGTGAACGTGGATTCCTCCGGCAGTGCCCGTCGGGTGGACGTTCAGCCGCTTTTAAAGGCGACGAATATCAAGGGCGGGCAGTCCACGCTTGCCATTATCCAGGGCGTTTTATTGATGACGCCGGGGACCGGGAAAAGCTCGGTCATCATGCCGGTTGCCATCGGTGACCTGGTGCTGTTGGTTTTCTCCGAAAAGGCGCTTGAAAAGTGGGGGTTGGGGGCGGCTCCCGCGGATGGGATTTTCGGCAGGCAGTTTGATCTTTCCGATGCGTTCGCGATTCCGATGAATTTTAACACCATGAGCAAAACGGAAAACGCGAACAATGCCGATATGATCATAAACCATAACGGGCAGACGATCACGATAAAGAATAACGGCGCGATAGAAATAGGTTCGGCCGCGCTCCAGGCGGTCATGACAGAGTCTTATAAAACGGCCCTTGAGTTTTATTTGACGGCTTTTCAGACCATTCAAACCGCGATTGCCGCGCTCACGCCGGTTACGCCGTTTGAAATCGGGTTTGCGGTTGCGATCACGGCGTTTTTATCGGCGTTTCCTTCGGGGTTTATTGCTCCGGCGAACGGATTGACCAGTGAGGTTAAGGCCCAATGACTGACGAAAAGCTCAATTTAACGACAAGGGAATTGGATTACGCCTCCAACGACGGGTTCATCGTCATCCAGAAAGCCCAGGTCGCCCAGAATATTTCGAACCGGCTGCGGCTGATATACGGGGAATGGTTTCTCGACACCCGCCTGGGGGTCCCGTGGTTCGAAAACGTTTTCGTCAAAAACCCCGACATGTCGGCAGTGGATATAATCATCAAGTCCGTGATTTCGGAAACCCCGGAAGTGACCGTCATTACTACATACTCGTCGACGCTTAACCGTGCGCTGCGGAAACTTTCAATCGCTTTTCAGGTTTCAACGATCTACGGCGACATCAAATTTTTAAATTTGGAGCTTTAAAATGGGAACTTATGGAATATTATCGACCGGTTTTGTGAAGCCGACCCTCGCGGAGCTTAAATCCGACCTCGGGGACGCCTACAAGGCAATCTACGGCACGCCGAACCTTGCTGACGATTCAGTCATCGGCATTCGTATCGGAATCATGGCAAAGCAGCTCGCGGACGCCTGGGAGGCCCTGGAAACGGCATACAACGCCCCATTCCCAGCAACCGGTGACGATGTGTCCTTCCCCTCCGCAATGGACCTTGTGGGTCTGTCCATGCTTCCCGCGGCCAAATCCGTCGTCACGTGCCAATGCTCGGGATCGGGAGTAGTTATTCCCGCCAACTATCAAATATCCAATAAAGATACTCAGGAAATTTTCGAGCTTACGCAATCGGTAACCATTCCTACAAATGGCAGCGTTGATGGAATTTTTCAGGCCCTAATCGCAGGGCCAAAGAGTTGCGCTGCCGGAAAGATGACCAACATCGTAAATACATTAACGGGGTGGGACACCGTAAACAATACTTTTGACGGCACGCCCGGCCGCAATGCCGAGACCGTGGCCGAGGCCCGCTTACGCCGCGTCGCGAGCCTGCAGGTCATAGGCGCCAGCGCCATCGACGCCATTGTCGCCCGAGTCCTCAACGAGGTTCCGAACGTAACAAAATGTATGGGATTCACGAACCGGACCATGGTCGCCGACTCGGACGGCCGTCCCCCGAAATCGAATGAAATTCTGGTGGTCGGCGGAACGGATGCGGACATCGGCGCCAAGCTTTGGGAATGTACGGCCGGCGGGATAGAACTCTACGGGATCGTATCGGTCAACGTTGTTGATAGCCAGGGAAATACCCAGGTAGTGAAATATACGAAGGCCGTCGAGGTCACGATAAACGTCGAGGTCACGATAGTCGTCTATAATGCAAAAACGCTGCCCTCGAACTATGTGGCCCTTATCCAGGACGCCGTTGTCGCTTATGGCATGGCTTTTGAAATCGGCCAGGATTTGATCATTTCCCGGTGGGTTGTGCCGTGCTACGGGATACCGGGCGTGGACGAAGTCACGATACAGCACAAAAAAGGATCGGGGGCATGGGAAACGGTGGATATTGTGATGGCTTATAACGAGAAAGTTTTAATGGTTTCCGGCAATAGCGGCAACGTTTCCGTTCTTGGGGGGCCATAATGAGCATGACACCAATCACCGATTACGAGGACCGCGCCGAAAGCCTTATCCCAGAGTTTCTGAAAAGGAATGCCGCCGGCGCGCAATCGAATTTCGCCAAAGAGGTCCGGGCGTTTGCAGCAATGGTGCAGGAGCTGGAGGACGCGATTAACGACGTTTATCTTTACCGCAGTATCGACCAGGCGCTCATTTACGGGGCTGCCAACGGTTTTGGCGATAGCGCAACCGAAAATCCAATCCTCAGAGATATCGGCTCGGCCGTCGGGCAGCCGCGGTATGGAAATCCGCTTTGGACAAACGCACAGTATGCACCCATGATAAAGGCGAAAATCGCCATGAACGCTTCCCAGGGCGAGCCGGAAAGAATTATCGCTGCCCTGCAGACGATTACCACGACGCCGGTGAATACTCCGAAGCGGGTTGAATACGTCAACAGCTTTCCCGCGGGGATTACGCTCACCGTTGAAGACCCCGATACCGTCCCGGCCAATATGCAGCAAATCATGGAAAGTGTGGTGAGCGGTGGAGTAAGCGTAAAAATTCAACAGCGCACGGGCCGCCCATTCTGTTTTTCTCTCGACGGCGTTAATCCCTATTATTCCTATGGCAAGGGATTCGGAATTAATTCGACCGACGTAAACGGCGGGCAACTGGCATTTCCACTTTAAAAAAGGACTTTTATGACAACGGACATTTTTGTTGGGGGCAATCCGGTTTATCCGGACATCGCGGTAAATCCTGACGGATCGAATAACGACATAACGGATCCTACGTCGAACCAGCCGAACGTATCGGCGCCGGCGTCTCCGATCCCCCTTGATGGCTGGCCGGGGAACGGCATCCCGATTTTTAGCGATTTCAATAAGCTTTTCCGGCTTGTCACTCAATGGATACGGTATTTCTATGCCCGGACTCTCGACACCGTTCTCACGGGGTCCTTTAGCGGATCCATGACAGAGGGGCTTGTGCAGCTTCCGACAGGATACACAAAAGACAATTGCGTTATCCTGGGGGGATGGGTTAAGCCTAATAGTGGATCATATTATTGCCTGCCGCTAAACTTAAGCGAACCCAATGGCGGTTCTTACGCCCTGCTTTCGGTCAAGATAGGAAACGCGACCGGCACGACGCCGGAATATGTAAGAATCGTTTATTATACAACCGGTTCGACGCCGGCAGATTTGGATGGATATTCTTACGCGATTGTATTGAGAAAAATCGCATAACCCTCCCGGTTTCCTCCGGACCGGGCGCCCCTGTTCCTTTCCGGGGGCGGGATGGCGGCGGAAAACCGTCGCCATCTACATTAAAAGAAAGGGGAGAAAATTATGAAAAAAACATTGATCGTTCTTTTTGCGGCAATATCGGTATTTTCTTGGACCACCGAAAACGATACGATGGCCGCAAAATATGTCGGCAAATTCGACACCGCGACAGTCAGGGCAAAAAAGCTCGTTATAAAAAAAGCCATTCACGCAACCTCGGGCAGCGACTCAATTCTGATTTTGAAAAAGGACACAATTGAATATCGGACAAAAACCGAAATGGTTGCTGATCTTGCGGGATTGATAAACGACAGTCTCCGGTTTGTCGATAGCGCCAGAATTGCGGGAACCACGCCGCACGCGGACAGCTCGGATAAAGGAAGGCCGACGTCTGCCGCCGGCGGCGATCTCTCCGGGCAATATCCAAACCCGGGCGTAGCTAAAATAAAGGGGAACACGATTCCGGCGAACGCATCTGGACTTTTGCGGAATAATGGATATGGCATATTGACCTGGAAAGATTCGGCTGCTACTGCTCACAGTTCAGATATCACATTTGCCCTTGTTGGCACTGACAATTATTTGCTCAAAAAGAATGGAACGGCGACGGCCAATTCTCAGATTTACGACAATGGAACTCTCGTAAGTTTTGGGGTTGGCGCATCTCCAGCGTATAAGTATACGTTCAAAGGGCAGGGTAAAGAACCGTGGATTGCCGCCGAGAGAAACGGTTCAACCTCAATACAATTTAAACTGGTTAACGCCGAGGGTACTGGATACAATGCGTCAACTGGTACGGTTAGCCCTCTTTGGACAAATTGCATTGATGGTATGAATTCTAATATTATGCTTTCTTCTGTAAATTCAGGCGGAACCGGTGGAAATATATTACTCGATGCTCTTTATATAAAAACTGTGGGGGCAAGTACAATTTATGCGTACTGTATAGGTCTTGCCCGAACCGCTGGGGCGATGTTATTTGACTCTGCTGGAATTGCATTGTCGTTGAGTGGTGCGTCGGGAGGAAAGGCAATTATCATAAACGCTGATTCTACTGTACTTTTTAATAAGTCAATTTCTATACGAGGGGCCGCTGAAGGAATTGATTTTGCAAGAGGATCGGGGGAAGCAAATTATGGAAGAATTAAATTTGACAGTACGACCGGCAATGGAAGATATCGCTTACAAATAGAAAACTCAAGTGGCACTGGTGAAATAAGAATAAATCAATCTGCTTCCAGCGGTGCCAAAGGTGTAACTTTTTATTCTGCGGGGAACACTTCCTCGACTCCCGATGCCTATGTATTAAAAAATCGTTTGACCGTTGCGAAAAGCATTTCGACGGATACCGGCATATTCAACAATCTACTCGGCGTCGGGGTAGCGCCTTCATATCCTCTCGATGTAAGATCATCAATTGCAACTGCAAATATACAATCAACAACCACCGGAAACAGGTCAATAACGAGATATTATAATAATAATGGGCAGACATTTGTCGGAGTTGAAGGTACCGGGGGACAGATTGCCACCGGGACCGCGGCTGGGGCTTCAGTTATAGCGTCATATGGATCGTCACCAATACAGTTATGCGTTAATGATGGAGTCAAGGTAACGATAACAAGCAGCGGGGATATTTATTCCGATTCTTTGATTAATTGGACTGCCAGTGCTAATCCTGTGGGATGGTCATCAGTAACTGGAAATATTTGGTATTATAAACTGGGAAGACGCATTGATCTTGAGTTCTATTTGACAGGGCCATCCAACGACATAAATACTTCCTTTACAATACCATATTCATCAAGAAGTGACCTTGCGCAATTTGGTTCTGTTTGGGGAACTAATGGAACAACAACTTCTCCATGCGAAACTGATATAGAAGGTGGTACTAATTATATAAATATTTTTTGGTGCGGTTGGGTTGGAGGCGGAAATAATCAATGGGCAGCGACAGGGACTAAAGTCATACACGGACACGTTACATATTTTTGTCAATAGAAATCCGGGGCAACAATGACGCTCGAAACAATTCTAATAAACCTTGGCGGTGGCGCTGCGGTTGGGAGTGTCTGGGCGGTTAAATATTTTTTTTCGTCTCGGAATGGAAATGGAAAACTCACCAAAGAATATCACAATGAACTCTGTCAACCAGTGAAAGATCGCCTTGCAAGCGGAGAACATCAGTTTGAAATGCTTAATAAAAAAATTGATGAAAATCACAAGGAAACCGTTGAATATATCCTTGAGCTTACTGAAAAGGTAGGTGCAAAATGAGGTTCAAATATGCGTCAAGCGCAAAGCCATTGCCCGTTGAAGCGGAAACCAGGCTGAGCCACGTTCTGGAAAAATGCGATGTTTCCGATGCTCTCGTGACAAGCACGGTCCGGACGCCCGAGGACCAGGCGCGGATTATGTATGATAACCTGACAACACACGGGGTTTCCGCGCAACGAGCGTTGTATAAACCTGCGTTTGGAGGCATTATCATCGACGTCTACGAGCATCAAAAGGCGATGGGCGCTACATCCGATGCGACAAAGCGTGCCATGGCCCAAAAGATAATCGAGATCGGCCCTGAGCATATTTCCGCGCATTGCACGGCTGATCCAACAAAATGCGTCTTTGACGTTGCGCCTTTATCAATACCTGGTGACAAGAAAAAGGCATTCATAAATCAGGTATCGGTGGCCGTCGGATTGATAAAATTTTTAAGGCCACCGATGGACCCGGCGTTTCATATCGAATTAAGGATAGGATAATTTCAATTCATTTTTTCAAGGAGGGTTTTATGATTGCATTACTCAAGGGGATCATCCTGAAAAGCGGCGGCCAGATATCGGTATCGAAGATTTTTACGTTGCTTACGGCGGCCCTGGCCACCCTTATCATGCTCCCCGATCTCTTTGCACAAGCGGGCCTGGCGATCCCGTCATTAATCGTGCCCTACATCAAGATGGCGGGCATTCTGAGCGCGGTCATCACGGCGTTTCGCCTGAAATGGAACATCGAAAAAACAGCGGATAAAAAAGATGAGGCGCCCCATGTCTAAAACCGGCTGGATCGTCGCGCTTATCCTGGCGATAATCTGCGTATTTCTTTATCTGCATCGGCCGGCCCCACCGCCTTCGGTAATTCCGGGTGTCACCATGCGGGTCGATACCGTGATCATCCATGATACGATTTATACGATAAAGCACAGGGGGGATATCACGGTCCGACTGGCGCCTGTTAAAACCGCCGCAAATGCCCCTAAAATCGATTCAACGGCTCCCCCTTCCGAAACCATTGCCATTGATACGCCCGTTTGCTACAGCTTTTCCGAGGAATATAAAAACGGCGCGTATGTACAGGCTGAAATGTGTTCCAGGTTTTTCCCGGAGAACCGGCCGGAGGACCTGGAAGGGGCGATAACGTATCACCCGGGCAATGACACCATGAAGTTGTTTTCGCGCGTGGATACGGTGCCGAAGATCATATTTAAGCCGCCCAAAATTCCAACTTGGCAGGCGATAACAATAGGAGCTGTTCTCGGGCTGGCGGGGGGCTATTTAATAGCCAAATGAGCGATAAGCGGGGGTACTGGTAAGGGGCGGCGATCCCGGCCGCCCTTTTTATTTTAAAATAATCAGGTTGGATCTCAATCCGTTTCTGCGCATTAGGTACGATGGCGGGGCTTTCCGGCCATTGAGAAGATATGCTACCGAAACTGTTTTAATGGCTTTTGGAACGAGGGGAGCGATTTTCGAAATGGTTGCAGTGGTTAATAGGGGTGAATTATTTCTTAGTTTGTCAAAAATATTATATATGAAAATGATCGGATCGGCGGTCAAATCTTCGTGTCGTTCCCCGGCCCTACTATTACAGAATGAAAAGATAATTGCAAGTCCATTTATTTGATAATAGTAGGTTTCGATTTTCCCCGCATTCGTCTGAATTATATTGCCCGTATCGGCAATAATGCTTGACGGAAAATATTTCAACAGCGTCATATAGTTCTCATCATTAAGGTTTTCGAGTTTATTGGAAACAAGAATTGAAGCGCTGTCGAATTCCGGAATGGAATCAGGATGATTTTTAAGGCAAAAAACTGTTTTGCCTATTGCGTAACATTCGAGCTTTTCAATTATTCCATCATAGGAAATCTCATGGAACCTTAGACTGTTTCCCGGATTTATATTTGGGAAAACTGCTATGGTTGTGTCGCGAAGTTCTGGAATTTTTGCAAACGATAGGGCAAAAATAGAGACGATTAAAATTGATGTTTTCATGATCGCACTTCCTTTCTTTTGGTTGGATATATTGCATTTTCCGGAATAAACCAGATGCCCCGATTACCGGTGCCGACAAATCGAGCGCCCCTAATGCGACCTTCGCCGCATTTGTTGCGCACGAGTTTGTAGCTTTTACCCTGGCGCTCCGAATATTCTTTTGCTGAAATGTAAGCCATTTAAATTTCCTGTTCCTTGTAATATACCACAATGGAAAGAAAATGTCAAGTACTATTTTTCAGCCTTTAAAAAATCAATGCCTCGAAGATTCCCCCGCCGGCTGACGGGCCGAGCGGGGGCTTGGGTGTAGGTTGTGAGGAGGCTCTCCCCTTTTTTTACCTTCAACAAGCCCCCTTTCGTACCCCTTTTTTTCTCTATAATCAAGAATGTTTTCGGAAAATATTTCATCGGTACTTATATTTTTTTCTTTGCAGTATGCAATTATTACGCTTAAAAAGTCTCCACTACCCCTTGCAACCCAACCGTTGAAAGTTGCTTTGTTTATTTTTAGTTCTTTTGATAACTCATTGTTTTTAAACATTCTAAGGCGTATTCTCAGATTGTCTATAGCTTTGTTTATATCAATTTT